ATGCCGAACAGAATAATACAGTTAATACTACATTGAATACTACATTGAAAAACAACGCGGGCGCAAGCGACCCGCTTTCCCCGCCCTTCCAAAAAGTTGGAGAAATCTACCCTGAAACCTTTGCCTTAGAAGAAGAAAGATAAAAACCACTTCACCGGGGGCCGGGCGCGGTTCGCGTTTCGATTACAGACCCGGAATTTCCGGGCGTCACGGTGGTTGATGCGGTAGGTCCGAAAACAAAGCCCACAAAAACAGGCCGCGAAAAGCAGCAACGCAACGCGCCAAACATTCACCCCGAAAACGAAACGGTGTTTCAGCATTTCAGTGACCCGCAAAAGGCGCGGGCGGCATGGGCTGAATGGCTGCAATACAAGTACGACCAACACCGGGAGCGTTACAAAAACGCAAAATCGGAACTGGTTAAACTTCGCTCACTTTGGGAAGAAACGAAAGGAGACGCGGCGCAGGTAGAGCGCAATATCTCGCACAGCATTGGAAACCTTTACCGGGGCATATTCGCCCCAAAAGCAGAAAAAAATGGAACACAACAGCACGGCCTTAACAAGGCAACAGCCCAACACCTCGACCTTGCCCAGTATGTTGGGCAGCGCAGGATGGCAGCAATGGAGCGCGCTATGCAAAACGGAACACTGGCAGGCGCTCCTGAAGAACGGCAGTTTTGAAGATCGCAAAGCCTTTTCTTCCATGCTGGCACTCCCTGAAAACCTGCACCGGGTTTTGCCCGCATCGGTTGAACAAGCCATGTCGGACGTTTACCCGACCCTGGCAACCGTGAAAAAGTATCACGGGCCGGAAGCCGTAAAGGACGCGGTTATCGAAATTGTGGCGCAATCGGCAGCCCTTTTGAACGTAGGAAAGAACCTGAAACCTCACCAAATCGAATTTATCGCCGTTGAAATCCTGCAAGAGTTTTATTGGCTGAATGTTGGCGAATTGCGGTACATTATGAAGCAGGGCGTCCGGGGCGAATACGGCGAAGTTTACGACCGAATTGATACCATTGTGGTTTTTGGCTGGCTTGAAAAGTATTTGGAAGTGCGCACCGAAATAGCCGCCAACCGGGCGATGAGGGCAGAGGCCGAACAAATGGCAGCCGAAAAGGCAAAGCCACAAAGCAGTACGGCAATACCGATGCCGGAAGCCGTGAAACAATCGCTTTCCAAACTCGAAAATACCTTTCTGGTTGACGGCGAACTGAAAAGCGGGCTGCCTTCCGGCGAATGGGAACCGGATGAGCCTACCCTGCGAATGATTGAAATGGAATTGGCCGACCTTCCGGAAGAAAAGCGCATACCTTTTGTGAATTACAAGGCAATGCGGATTGCACAACTAAAAGCACAGATTAAAAAATGATACTCACAATCCTTTTCGCACTTTGGGCGCTTGGCGCTTACCTTCTCACCTCAAACGAGGTAATGAAAAAAGTTCGGGATTCGTACCCGATGAACCTTTTTTCACCCGCAAAAGGCGCGGCAATGATTTTCCTATGCCTTGTCGTGTTTGCCCCTGCCGTCGCATTTGCGCCGATTGTATTTTTGTGGTGCTGGATACAGGACAAATACTATTCTTTTCGCATTCGGCTGGCGGCTCGAAAAATTGAAAAAATGGCAAAAGGCAAAAGTCCGCAAGTTGCCGAAATGCTTACAACAATCGCAAAGGCAATAAAAGAATTGAAATGAACCTTCCTGAAACAACAACCCGCTTACTCGAAGCCGTCCGGGCCTCCCGCGACTTTGGCCGCGATAACTACCGCGCAAACACGGTTGAAATAAGCGACGCCGGTATCATTTGCTACCCGGTCAAATCAAAGTTTGTTTCCGAGGAAATCCAGCGGGCAGGAATTGCCGAAAAGGTGGCCTTTTACATTTATGAAAAGACCCGTTACCGTGTCGAAAGCGAATTTCGCAAAGGGAAATACGACGTGAGCGGGAAAGAAATAAAGATTTTGATATGAAATACCTAAATTTTGCCGCAACATTTTTTCGTCTGCTTGGCACGCAAAACGTGCATATAGGCACGGACACGCCGCACATTTGGAAAACGCGGCTTGGAATTTTGACAGCCGCGAAGGTGGCTAAAATAGTGCATCTCACATGAAACCCACTACCCGCAAACCCGCCACCTCGCCAACGCCGCCCAACCTTTCCAAAATCGGGCAAGCGGTAAAAATGACCTTTGTCACGGCGATAAAGCGGGCTATGTCTTGCACAGATGTGGAAGCGGAAAAGATGTTCGCCGAAATGGTACGCAGGGGGGAGGTGGTGGAATGCGGGGCGGTTGGCCTTTTGAATGAAGTAAAAAAATATGTTTTCAAAGGTATTGCAAATAAATAAAGCGCGATTATCTTTGTCCCGTCGAACACCAAAAGAAATTTGCAGCCCTGCCCCGTTCCCCTGATGTGTTCGACGACTTTTAACCGGGGCGGGCTGCGTTTTTAAATGTCGAACACATGAAAGAATACCTGAATTTTCTGGAAAGCAAACGCCATTCCGGCCAAAATCACGGCATTGAGCCGTTGTGGCTTCCCGATGGTATGTTTGATTTCCAGCGTTACGGCGCGGAACACGCAATCAGAAAAGGGAGGCAAGCGCTGTTTTTTGACACCGGACTTGGTAAAACCCTGATTGAATTGGTCATTGCCGCCAATTACGTCCGGTACACAAACAAGCCCGTTTTGATCCTGACCCCGTTGGCAGTTGCGTTTCAGTTCATTTCAGAGGCCGAAAAATTCGGCATTGATGATGTTGAGCATACAAGAGACGGGAAGTTTTCAGGGAAAATTATCCTTTGCAATTACGAACGATTGCACCATCTTGACCCGGCAGACTTTTCGTGTGTCATCTGCGACGAAAGCAGTATTTTGAAGGATGCAGAAGGCCAAACACGGGCAGACGTCACCAACTTCCTGAAAAAAGTACCGTACCGTTTTTTGGCGACTGCCACCCCTTCACCGAACGATTTTATCGAACTTGGTACGAGTAGCGAGGCATTGGGCTACATGGGCTACATGGATATGCTCACCAAGTTTTTCAAAAACAATGAGGATACGATAAGCCCGCAAGGCATCGGGGTGAAGTGGCGGCTTAAAGGACACGCCGAAACTGCATTTTTTGAATGGGTTTCCAGTTGGTCAATCAGCGCCCGCAAGCCGTCCGATCTTGGTTTTAGTGACGCCAGGCATATTTTGCCGGAATTGATTGAGCGCGACCACACTGTGAAAAACGACACGCCGCTTTGCGTAAACGGGCAATTTGAGATGTTTAACCGCGTTGCTCGCACCATGCCGGAAATTAAGGCGGAAACCCGGGCAACGGTTGAACAGCGCTGCGAATATGCCGCCGACCTTGCAAAAGAGCACGACTTTTCAGTTTTTTGGTGCAACCTCAACCCGGAAGCGGATTTGCTTGAAAAAATTTACCCCGGGGCTGTTCAGATTAAGGGGTCAATGAAACTCGAAAGGAAGGAAGAAATCCTTTTGGCATTTTCGCGAGGCGAAATTAAAAAGTTGATTACCAAGCCCCGCATTACAGCATTTGGGCTGAACTGGCAACACTGCAACCATACCGTTTTTTTCCCGGGGTTTTCTTATGAGCAGTATTATCAGGCGAAACGCCGTTTTCACCGCTTTGGGCAAATGCGTCCTGTTTACGTCGACCGTGTTTCATCTGACGGGCAAGTCCGGCAAATTCAAGCCCTTGAGGCAAAAGCAAAAAAAGCTGACGAACTTTTTACCCGCCTGAATGCAAACATCAATCGAGATTTTTTGGCCGCAAAAGCCAAATTTGACAAACAAATTTTCCTTCCGAAATTCATTTAAAAACGAATAAAATGCAGGTCAAAGAACAACTTATTACCGATAACTACGCACTGTACAACAGCGATTGTATGTATGTCCTTCCGACACTTCCTGAAAAGTCTGTCGATCTCGTTGTCTATTCTCCGCCTTTTGCGGGGTTGTATCAGTACACAAGTTCGGAAAATGACTTTTCCAACTGCGAAAGCAAGGAACAGTTTTTGGAGCAATACGAATTTTTGATTGCGGAACTTGCCCGCGTTACAAAGCCAGGCTGTATCAACGCCGTACACTGTACCGACATCATCGACAGCAAAACGGAAAATATGTGGGATTTCCCGCATGAAATTATCCGGTTGCATGAAAAGCACGGATTCAATTTCAAAAACCGGATTACTGTTTGGAAAGAGCCTTTGAAGGTGCGTATGCGGACGATGGTTCGCAGCCTGATGCACATGAACATCGTTGAAGATTCAACCAAGTGTTTTACGGCCATGCCGGACCAAGTTCTTGTGTTTGAGCGCAAAGGTGAACGCGAACGCCACGTTACACATCCGTTCGGGCTTACGCACTACGCAGGGGACACGCCGCTTTTGACCGAACACCTTTCCGCTTTCGGGCTTCCGATGAAAGACTTTGAAGGTCAGTACAAAGACTTTGAGGCATTCCACGAGGCGTATATGTGGGCAAGTTTTGAGGCGTTCAAAAAGAAATGGGAGGGGCATGAAGACCCCTACGGGAACAAGTTTTCTCACATCGTTTGGCAGCGTTACGCCTCATCGGTTTGGGACGATGTTAGAATCAACAACGTTTTGCCGTTCCGCGATGCAAAAGATGAAGACGATGAAAAACACGTGCATCCTCTCCAGTTGGATGTTATTGATCGTTGCGTTGACCTTTGGAGCAATCCCGGCGAAGTTGTTTTGACCCCTTTCATGGGCGTGGGAAGCGAAGTTTTTTCTCCCGTTTCGATGGGCCGTAAGGCTATTGGGATTGAACTGAAAGAATCGTATTTCAAGCAGGCAGTTTTAAACTGCAAAGAAGCCGAAAAGCGGTTTTTGCAGTCGCGTCCGCTTGAACTTTTCGATGTGGTTGAACAAATTGAAACGATGTGATATGCCAGTCCAAAAAAAACAGGAAACTGACAACCAGATCACCCGCAACGTTTTGCGCCTTGCAAACTTCCAAACGGGTTGCGTAGCCTACCGAGTG